GTTTTTTTATTTGTCTTGCCTCCTCAGCGGCTTCGTCGATTAGGTATGATAATAGCGTGAGTGATTCGTGAAGAGGCTCTTTTCCCACGTCTCGAATATGGATTTTAAGTTCACGTCCAATTCGTATAAATGATTGATACCACCCCCAGCGTTCTCCAAAATTTCCTCCAAATTCATTCCCTCCCTCGCTGCCTTGTCCTCCAAATGCAATAGGGTATTGCTCAACAATTCCTTGTTTAAAGTCCAAAAAAAAAGCATCGAACCCACCACAATATCCATTGTGACATCCTTATAAAAATCAGCCTTGCTTTCGTCGCCATCGTATTCCTCGATTTCATAAAATTCGCCTGCTTTACGTTTTATTGGTCTATAAAGTACCGACATCAATAGCGGTATGTTGTCATCGTTTCCGAGTAGGGTGTCAATTGTCGCATGTTCGCCAAGTGTAATCTTATCGAAGTTTGGAATAAATCCGTAGTGAACGCCATTCATTTTGAAGGTGCGGACGAGCTTCGGTTTTTGATCCAAAACTTTTGCAAGAGTCTCAATAATATCAGCAAAATCATTAACAGGAATTTTCATTACATCGGCAACGCTGAGGTTGCAAAATATAGCCACCATTTGAATACAAACGAAGGTCTCATCGTCCTGGTTGTCTTTTAATACCTTCTGATATCTCGCATATTGCGACAATTTTATCTCGCTTAAGCTTGTTGGAATAACTACTCTCATACTTATATAACTAAAAAATGTGGTTTTGTTTATTTTTTGACCTACGTTATGATAACTTTACGCGATTTTCTTATCGATAGGCCCATCATAGCAAAATAGCGCATCGCATCGATGGCGTGATTGTAGTCATCGATTGGTCGGTTTAATTTTTTACCTGTCTTGTCGGTGTCCCAACTGTAATTGCGTAGCTCTTTGATTAGATTGGTGCTTGACTTTGTAACTAAAATCTCCTTCTCCTGCAATACCGATATCCCGAAATTGATTGAGTCGGCACCTTTTACAACTGGTTTGATATTAAAACCCGCTCGGCGTATCTCCTCAATAGATTTAGGCTCGGCTGAGTCTGCCCAAATCGGGAGTCGTTTGTCTTGCTTCATCAATCGAATGATATCCGAGTTTAAAAGCGAGGTCGAGTATATCAATTCGTCGGCTATTATTTTACCGTTGTACTCGTATATTCCAATCATTGCAGTCGGGTCGTTGCTATAACCAAAATCGAGGCCGCAACCTAAGAATTTTGCCTCTTGAGGGATTGTATCTATTTGTTCCCAATTCGGGAACACAACGCCCTCAAGTGATCCGAGTTGACCGAGTCCGTAAACGTTCCACCAGTTGGCCCAATAGCTTGAGGTCTGAGCTTTCTCTCTTGCCTTTTCAATCTCCCGAACGATTGCAGGATCGAGGGCCTCGTTGTCTTTGTAAGTTAAAACAACAAAATCGCTATCGATGTCGTTTTTTAATTCGCTATGTACCCAAAATTCATTCGTCGGGTTGTAATCCAAATAAATAAATTTCTTTGTACGAACGGAGAGCTGCTGGTAGCTTTCAAAGTCGATATTATTGCACTCGTTTATAAATAAAATATCACGCCTTGCACCCCTCAATTTATCGGGTTGGTCAACGCTAAAAAATTCGATGTAACTATTATTTGAGAACGTGTATTTTAAAGAGGATTTGTTAAAGTAACTATCTCGGTAGTTATCAGTCATCAACATTATTTTTTGAAAGTCTTTTAAAGCTCCTCTTTTTAAATGGGGAATGCTCTCACTAACTATAGAAATCTCCGTGAACGGATTGTCAATAGCGTAAGTAATTAAAAGCGGAATAATAGAAAATGTTTTAGAGCTTGAGGTGCCTCCCTGGACTATCCTTACTCGCTTGCGAAGTTTCGCGATTTTACTCTGGGCGGTCGTTTCTTGGAACATCTAAATCGATGCCGTTAAAAATCGGCTTTTCTATGTTTATATTTTGATCAATAGATTGAGCAGGTGCGCCGTAAGCTGAGTCCATCAATGCTTTGTAAGCTGCCACGTCTCCCTCGCGTGCCTTTTTAATTTGGGCAAGCGTCATGATATCCTCTTGCGTTAGCGTTTGGACTTCGTTTGTTATAGGATTTTTTGCTGACTGCTGCGCTTCAAGCCAATGTTTAGCTATGGTCGTTCTATTTTTAACACCTACTGGCCTACCAAGTGGATTGCCGCTTTTGCCCTTTTCAAATGGTACTAAATTTTGTATTTGTTTTTCAGTTGGCATAATTTTAAATATTTAATTGTATACTAAATGAAGTACCTCTATGTTTTGCCTCTTTTATCATGCCAGGATATTTTTCAATTAATTTTTTAATAGCTTTTTTTTCTTTGTCAATTCTATTACTATCTCGACATCCTCCTCTAGTTTGAGTATGTTCATGTTGCATAAATAAAATATTTGATCTTATCGAAATCCCCCTTTCAACTAAATGCCTAAGCGTTAGTTCGTAGTCTTCCTTAACTTCAAATGTTTCGTCAAAATAATAACTTCCGTCGTTAATAATTCCCATACAACTCCCTAAACAAACCCCATTAAATAAAAATGGAGAATAAGAGTAATTTGTTAAATTATTACCCACCGTAAATAATCCAAGGATTTTTGAATTACTTTGATAAGCTATCTCAAAAAGTTTTTGAATTTCTTTAATATAAATATTCTCATCAATAACTTTTAAAACTTTATATTTTAAATCAGTTCTTTGAATGTATCCGCCATATTGCAAATCGTCGTCTAAAAAAAAGACGTTTTTATTATGGTTATGTTTTAAAATCCAATTTCTAGTCGCTGTAATTCCTTTTATTTCAATTGGAATTGTTACTATTTTATTTGAATAAATAGAATATTGCATTAATTCACTTTCAGGAATGTAAAGAGTTGCGCTTTTAAAAATTTTTTGAGAAGTAATTAATCCGGCTCTCCCTTTGCTAGGTATTGCTATTTCGAAGTCCATTTATTACTCGTTCTTTAAATGTTTTTAAATTGAAGACTCTCTCCAATCCAGTTCCAGCTTTGTCGCTAGTGCTACCAATTTTACAACCTCCTTGACGTACTAATCCGCACGAAAATATTTGCTTTAACTCTTCCCAATCGTCGCTGTCTTCGTCTGCCATTATAAGTATATATTCTTTTTTTGGAATAACTTGTAAACTTTTTGGAATTTCTAATACTTCGCCCTCTTCTAAATTTTCTATTTTTTCCTCAATTGGAAGATCTAATCCCCACTCCTCTAACTCTTGAGCGTTCCATTCGTTTGCTAAAACCTCCCAGTCCCATTCGCCTCCGCTAGTGTTGTCTTTTATTAAAAACTCTCGCTGTTTTTCCTCTGATAAGTCGGTCACTATAATAGGCACCTCTTTAAGGCCTGCCTCTTTGCATGCTTTATATCGCATATTGCCTCCGAGTATGATCATATCCTGGTTAACAACGATGGGCCGAATGTTTAGCATTTCGGGAAAATCCTTAATCGACTGAACTAATTTTTTAAATTTGTCGTCTTTAATTATGCGAGGATTGTTTGGATTAAGCTTTACGGAATTGATTTTAACTACTTCCATTGTCCTATGATTACTTGATTAACTGGTATATTTTCGTCGGTTTGTATTTTAAAATCGCGGTATTCCTTGAGTTTTAAAATATCAAATAGGTTGGGTGCAAGCCAAAGTTCGTTGTGAGTAACGTCTTCGGGTTTGTTGTCGATTAATTTGTCTAAAAATTCACACAATAGACCGAATTGGTTATCCTCCATAATTCGATAGTTTGTTGAGGTCTTTTATAATTTGCTCGTGTACCTTTGAACAGGTTGGGCAATTGCTATTGTCTAAACCAAAGTATTTGAGATATAAGGCGTTTAAATAAGTAACGTCGTCTAAGTTTAACTCGGTACGTTTTCCATCGATTACACGTTGCCCTTTAAGCTCAAGGAACTCTTTAAACATTTCTTTGTCAGGATCAGACATCTCGCTTTTAACTCTTTTGAAATTAAATAAACGATTCAGTCCGAATTGACGCTCTTTGCAACCTTGACAAGGCTCAATCCCAACTGAGTTGGTTATGTTAGCGATTACATCGCCAAGGCCTTGTATTTCTTTTTTAGTCCTTCTTTTTGCCATTGATTTTATTTTTTACTTTTTTGGAGATTCGATGGATTGTTTGGAGGGGTATTCCTGTTTGCCTTGCCATTTCACGCTGGCCATATAAAGTTGAGACCTCAAACATTGTGCGCTCATACCAGGTAAAGCCTTTTATCAATTCCTTGTAGTCGATTGGCTCAACGTATTCGGTATCCTCAATCTCAATATTACTAAAATCGACTATTATATCCTTTTGTTGCTTTGCATAGTCATAGAATAAGTTCCTTAATACTGTGTAAATATACCCTTCTTTTATTAGATTGGTATTTTGATACAATTTAAGATACATCTCTTGCACTAACTCGTCAGCCAAGTCCTTGTCTTTGCATATTTGAAAAGCCATCTTGCGCCATTGGGCATCTTTTTTGGCTAATTCCTCGAGCATTACAGGGTCATAGGATTAAAATATTCCGATAAAAAAAGCAATAGGGCTTCGTTATTCTCAACATAGTAGACCGTCCCTTGCACTACGATACAAATCTCGCTTTCGTTCTCAATCCAGTAGCCGTTGATTGCGTCAACCATTACCCGAAACTCGACAAAACTCCCGCCCATTCCAAGATCGTCGTCCTCTTGTTCAAGCCACATTTGTGTACTTATAGTGTGCGGTTTTACCATATCGCTACAAACCTACTAAATATTTCGATACCAAACTACTATTTATCTCAATTATTTCTCCTGTATCTATATAACGGCAAAAAGCGGTATTGTAACACAAACCGCTAATATAAAACTCACGCCCTTGCTTATTGATGTGGATCGGTGCATTTATTGGCACCTCAAGACCTTTATATATTTTTGATCCTGCTCTCATTGTTTAAATTTTAGTTTCGTCTCGTGGTGTATGATTTCGCGATCGAGGTAGTGCATCGCTTTGCGTAGGTCTTCTAGGTGTGCGCCTTTGCGTCTCGCCCTTACGATGTACTTGACTGCATTGCCCTCGTTAAAGTTGAGGTCGTAATCCTTAATGATGTCGATTACATCGTATTGCTGCTGGTTGTCGTAGTGTTTTGGTGTCATAAAAAGTGTATATTAAGGCACTATTTTATATATATTTTAATTTTTATTGTTTAATTACTTTATAAAGTGCAATATAAAGCATTATTTAAAATCAGTTTCAAAGTCAGTCCATATTTTTACAATTGCCCCTGCGGCTTTCAGTTCCTCGATGCGCAGCTCTTGAATTGGCGATAGCTTACCGCCCTCTCGTTTCACTTCTATAAACATCGCCTTGCCGTATTTGATTGCCAGCAGGTCGGGAATGCCGTTGGTCGATGTCTTAATCAGTTTCGTGACATACCAGCCGCGCTCAATCAGTTTGCGTTTAATCTTTGTTTGAATCTGCTGCTCGGTCAAAGTCGTGATATTATGTAGTGAAACAATCGGATTAAATACGGCCTAAGCATTTCGTATATTAGAAAAATTAGTATGTATTTCATTTTTTTATAAATGTTTTATAACAAAATAACTAACTACCCACCAAAATATAAACCCTAATATAAAATATAAAGGGATAAATTTTGGATTGTTTGGATCATTTCTCATAAGTGAATAATCAAATAATAAAAACAAACACCCCTCAATTGACCGCCAAGTGCAAAAGAAGGGTGTTGTTAGTTGTGTGTTTTCTCTTGGCGGTGGTCAAATATAATTAAAGTTTTTTAAATATCGCAAGAGTGAAGTCTTTTTTTTGTTGCACAGTTTTGTAAATATCGTATTCAATACCTCCTTTTGAGAATATCCAAAAGACCTCGTTATTTAAACGCTCTTTTGTAGTTAATCTCGCACGGCTTTGCCAGTAACTTGTCGCGCTAAAATCGATGTTGTAGTAAACCAAATACTTTGCGTTTTTTAAACTGACTCCTTCCCTGCCCGAGAGTATCTGAAGCGCGATATTTTTATTGGTTGCATCAAACTCCTCGACTGAATTTGTCAAGTAATCAGGTCCAAATACTTGCAGGAGCGCGTCCCATTCGGCCTTAAATTTATAAAAGATTGCGATTTTCTCGCCTTTAAACTTCTCCTTTATAAACCTTGCCTTTGAGTCGTCGATTACTTTAGACGTGCCATCTTCGAATTTGCACGTACCGCTTGAAAGTTGGTGAACCTTGCCCATCATTTTTACACCAGAATCCCCTAAAATCACTTGCCCTTGTCCGTTGCGAACGATTAAGTCCTTTTTAAGTCGTCGAATGACCTCGTAAGTGATTGGCTGCATCTCGCACTCCAGTACCATCTCGTTAACGCTTGTCGTAAAGCCTGCCTCTTTTTGTGTGAAAGTTATAACATACGGCCGTGTGGATCTTCGAATAAGATTCTCCTTTGCGTTTGAGTAGTCTTTTACAACGCCATACCCTAATCGTTTCTCCTTTATGTCGACGTATTCAGCGGCCCACTTATAAAAGTTCGCATAGTTTTTATAAGGCGAATAATCACTTACCCAAAATTGATGAAACCACTGCGAGTAACTCTCGGGTGTTGGCGTACCGCTTAGGAATATCATCGGGAGCTTACTGAAACGCTTTTTAAACTCCTTAGCCGTTGCGTTTGGCTTAGGGAATGCTCCAAAGCGGTGGTGTTCATCGTGTATGATTAAATCAAACTCGCCCTTGACTAAATGTAAACTCTCATCGTTTATGATTGTTAAATCAAAAGTAAATCCAAAGTTATCGTAGTCCCACTGAATTGACGAAATCGCTTTCTTTTTTGTTAAAAACAACACTCGCTTAGCTCCATACAATTGCGCAGTATTAAGTGCGGTTAAACTCTTGCCAGTGCGCACCTCCATCGCCAAGTAAACGATTTTTTTATTTCGCAAAATCTCAACTGCCTCAGCTGAGATTTTTGTTTGATAGTCTCTTAGTTCCATTAGAATAGTTTTTGTTGAGCGACGTGATTATTAATACGCTCCATAGCTTTATCAAAATACTCTTTATCTAATTCGCAAGCCGTTAGGTCGAAGCAATAATCGTGGCAAGCGATAGCGATACTTCCGCTTCCTAAATGAGTGTCGAGTATTTTATCGCCTTGCTTTGCGTATTTATCTAAAAGCCATTTATATAATAAAATAGGTTTTTGTGTTGGGTGTATTCTATTACCTGTATTTGATGAAGTTTTGTATTTCCTGGCAATGCATTCAAAAGAAGTCCAAGCTAATTCAAAATGTGAAAAATTATTTGGTTCTCCTAAATTTTTATCCCAAAAAATTATACCCCTTGTATTTTTTAAAAATTCTATAAAATAATTTCCTCCCCAAATAATTTGGTTTTTAGAAACTCTAAAAAGCTCGTCAAAATATTGTTTTTTTGGAATACAATCATCCCATTCATTTAAAGCATATTGTTCATGAAATTTAACTACCCCAGTACTTCCACCTAATAATAATTTTTTACCAATACCATAAGGAGGATCAACTATTGCTAAATCAAAATAGTTATCAGGATAACGAGCCATTAAGGCCATATTGTCTTCGTTAGTTATTGTTAGCATATTAAAAAAATATTTCGTCGGCATCGACTAGGTTATTATCCGTTTTAATTGTAAACCAGCGGAAGCCGTTGGAGTTTCCGTTTAGGTATTCGGCCCCTATAAAGTTGCAGTATTTTTGCACCCAAATGTTGAACTTTTTATTTGTAAGCCACTTTTTAAAATCCTGATATTCGTTTGTAAAATTGATATAATACAATGACTTCTCAAGCCTATCGTTGTGCGGCACGTTTTCAATGTCTTTAATCCATTCCAAAAACTCCATCGACGTCTCGGCTATAAATTTTCTCATCTTAATGTTTTTGGCGTTTTGCGGTACAAGTCCAAGTTTTAAATAGCATTGTAAACAATACACCATATAATTGTCAAAGCGTTGGAAGTCATTAAGCTCCCAGTCGTCAAACAACTGCCGGTCGAACTCATCGTAAGGCGTTAACGCTTTGCCGTAGTATTGAGCAAACTCAATTTCAAAGCGTCGGCGGTCATGCGAATTCCCCTCACCTTTGATTGCGTAGTTCGTCGATATAACCAACTTGGGACTTTCCTCAACTTTTAATTTAATAGCGTCTTTGTTTTTACGCTCCAAAGTCATTCCCTCGGTTACCAAACTAAATTTACTTTCAAAGTCAAAATTTTGTTTAACGTCGTCAAATACGAGTACTTGCGTTTCGGGGCTGACTGTTTGATACGGGAAACTCTTTTTATCGTCGAACGTCTTGCCATCTAAAATACTGACTTTACGAATTTGTCGTAGGCCTTGAACAAATAGTCCCTTCCCTGTACCTCCTTCAGGATTTTCACTTATAACCTCATCATTTAAGATTATGGCTTTATTATTCATTTTATTTTTATAAGTACTCAAAAGGTAGCCTATAACGCACTCAATTGGCAAAGGCTCACTATTACTTATATTTTTAATAAAAGTAGCGTATTCATTCTCGTATTGCTCCAAATGGACATAATCACGCGGAATGATCTGAGACTTCCAAACGTAGCCATCGACATCAATAAAATCAACCAGTCGGGTTGTGTCTTTGGTTACCTCTAAAATGCCGTTTTCAAATGCGATGTAAGATTTTGTTTTGGTATCTTGGAGCATT